CGCCATGGATGTAAGCGTGAACGTTGGCTTAGGCACGGGCGGCATTGATGAGAAGATGCAATTCTTGCAAGCGATCGCTGGCAAGCAAGAACAAATCCTGCAATCACTTGGCCCAAGCAACCCTATCGTCACTATTGGTCAATACGCCAATACGCTAACCAAACTAGTTGAAATGGCGGGCTATAAAGACTCGACACAGTTTTTCAATCAGTTGCCAGCAGATTACACGCCACCAGCGCCGCAGCCACAGCCTGATCCCACACAAGCCTTGGCGCAAGTGCAGATCCAGAGCATTCAAGCGGACATTCAAAAAAAAGCCGCCGAACTTGCCCTGGAGCGCGAAAAGATGATCCGCGCCGACGACCGCGAGCGCGATCGCATCGCACAAGATGGCGTATTGAAGCGTCAAGAAATGGAATTGAAGTACCAAGTCAACCTCGCTGCAACGCAAGCCGAAATTGATGCCCGTGTGGCGATGGACCGCGAGCGGATGCAACTGGATGCCATTAACCAATCACAGCAAGCCGTTACGGCTGCACAGCCCATGCAATGACACCTGATGAAAAAATAAGACGAGCACAAGACGCGCAACGGATTATTGAATCCGCGTTGTATAAAGAGGCTTACGCAAAAATCCGCGAGCAGTTATTCGATGAGTGGGTAACATCGACGGATGCAAAAATTAGGGACGCACTATGGCACGAATTTAAAGCCGTGGAACGCGTCCAAACTTTTTTTGGTAGTGTCATCACTGAAGGCACGTTGACTCGTATGGCGGCAGACCGCCAACGAAAACAGGCCCATCTTGAGGGATCACGATAAATGAGCGAGAATGTTGCAGTACCGGTTGAAAGCGAAAGCACAGCCGGGTTAACGGTGGCGCAAGCCGCCCAAGCCTTTGAGTCGATGTTTGCCGAACCCGGAGAACAAACAGAGGCTGAGGCACAAACGGATGAGGCACAGGCCAAATCCGATGATGTTGGCGATGCAGAGGATGAATCGGTTGATGGCGAAGTAACCGAAGAGGCCGAAGCGTCGAGCGAGTCTGAAGAAACTGAGGAACAAGAGCAGAGCACTGAGCCACCTAAGTTCACCGTCAAAGTTGACGGCAAAGAAATGGAGGTGCCGCTCGATGAGCTGCTAAACGGTTACCAGCGGACAGCAGACTACACACGCAAAACGCAAGCACTGGCTGAACAGCGCAAGGCCGCTGAGTCGGAGTTAAATGCGGTGCGTGAAGAGCGGCAAACTTACGCTCAGTTGCTCACGGCGTTGCAAGCGCAACTCCAGCAGCAACAAGAAAACCCAGTTGATATGGAACGTTTGTATCAAGAAGATCCTATCGAGTGGGTTAGGCAAACCGAGTTGCAGCGTCAACGCAACGAGAAATTGGCAGCATCGCAAGCCGAACTCCAGCGTTTGAACCAGTTGCAACAAAGCGAAGCGCAACGCGCCATGAGGGCACGCTTAGAGCAAGAAGCGCAACTTCTTGTGGAGGCCATACCTGAGTGGAAAAACGCCGATACGGCTAAAGCCGAAAAGGCTGCGTTGATTGAATTTGGATTGAAAGAAGGGTTTCAGCAGGATGACTTAAAAGGCGTGAGTGATCATCGCGTTGTCAAACTGTTGAGGAAGGCTATGTTGTACGACAGGATTATGGCGAAGCAAGCCACTGTCAAGCCGCAACCCACGCCGGTAGCAACGAAAGTGGTTGCACCAGGCAATCCAAAAGCCGCCAAGCCTCAGTCGAGCGAAGTAATCCGAGCCAAACAACGCCTCGCCAAAACGGGCAACGTTAAAGACGCTGCCAGACTGTTTGAACATCTTATCTAAGGAACTGACATGACTATCGCAACAAATACGTTCCTCACTTACTCTGCAAAGGGTATTCGTGAGGATCTGAGCAATCAGATCTACAACATTTCTCCAGAAACCACCCCTTTTATGAACAACATTGGTCGCGGCACCGCTTCCAATACTCTGTTCCAGTGGCAGACTGACACGTTGGCGGATAACACCACCGCAAACGCGCAGCTCCAGGGTGATGATCTCAGCACTTATGATGCTGTTACGCCAACCGTTCAGTTGACCAACTACACGCAAATTTCGCGCAAGTCGGTTGTGATTGCCGGTACGGTTGAAGCTGTCAACAAAGCAGGCCGCAAGTCGGAGTTAGCCTATCAGTTGGCAAAGCGTGCAGCAGAACTCAAGCGCGACATGGAAACCATCATGCTTGCCAACCAGGCCGCATCGGCTGGTGACTCGACAACGGCTCAAAAGACCGGTTCGTTGTTGGCGTTCATCAAGACCAATACGGACAAAGGCACGAATGGTGCAGATCCTTCCTACACCACGCTTCCTAACGATGACCGTTCCGATGGTGTTACCCGTGCTTTTACGGAAACAATCCTGAAGAACGTGCTTCAGAAGGTGTGGGAACAGGGCGGCGATCCTTCGATCGTGATGACCGGCGCCAAACAAAAGCAAGTGGCTTCCGGCTTTAACGGTATCGCTACGCGCTATCGTGATGTGCCTGCTGGCAAGCAAGCACAGATCATTGGCGCAGCAGACGTGTATGTTGGAGACTTTGGCCAGGTCAACATTGTCCCGAACCGCTTTATGCGCGATCGTGACGCGTTTGTTCTTAGCCCTGACTACGCAGGCGTACACTTCCTTCGTCCGTTCCAGCAGACCGAGTTGGCGAAAACGGGCGATGCTGAAAAGCGTCTGTTACTTGCTGAGTACGGCCTTGCCGTATACAACGAGAAAGCACACGGCCTTGCCGCTGACCTTTCGACCTAAGCAGTAACAAAGGGACAGGGAGGGAAACCTCCCTGTTTTTACATGGAAAAACAGTTATTCGAGCATGATCCGTTCCTGGGCCTAACGCGCATTTGGTACTACGACGAGGCGACAGACACAGCGGTGATTGAAACGGTGCAGGATGCCACGCCAATCATTGAGCGCAATAAGACGCTGTTCAATCAAACAGACGAGCGCAAACCCTGGAAAGAAGACGGATTAGGAACCTTAGTTGCCAGCATTCCGATGAATGTGTACGCCGACCTAGCGCACAAAGGCATTACACGGGATCAGACGGCGATGAAAAAGTGGTTGAACGATCCTGAAAACCGACATTTCCGTATACGACCAGGGAGGGTATGAGATGGAGAAACGAATCATTAGTGTGTGCGTCCCGGCAAGGGACGAAGTGCATTCAGACTTTGCGTTTGACCTAGTCAACGCAGTGTCGTTTCATGTGGCGCACAACCCCAATGACATTGTGAATGTCAATATCAGCAAAGGTACTTTGCTAGTTAGCCAGCGCTCCGAGTTGGTGATGACCGCCATGCAAGTCAATGCTGACGTTGTGCTTTTTATTGATAGCGATATGCGCTTTCCGCAGGACACGATCAAGCGAATGCTCGACCGAGATTTACTGGTAGTCGCTGCCAACTGCCCGCGCAGGCGAATGCCAGTGGGGCCGACGGCGGCAAACTACGATCCAGAAACGAATCGTAAGGTTCCTGTTTACACCGGTGAGGAAGACACGGGTGTTGAGCAAGTGGACGCTGTAGGCACGGGCGTCATGATGATTGATACAAACGTGTTTCGCGCCATCGAACCGCCTTGGTTCGCTACACCATGGGACGTGGCAGCAAACGGCTATATGGGCGAAGACATCTATTTTTGCAAGCTGTTGCGGGATAATGCGATTCCGTTGTATATTGATCATGACCTGTCAAAGCACATTGGTCACATCGGAACCTGGGAATATAAGCATCAGCATACTTGGGCAATCCGTCCGCAAGAAGACGCATACCGCGAAAGCATTGGTCTTAAGACCGAATTGCGTAAAAAGGACGCTGCCTGATGGCCCTATCCACTTACTCGGAACTCAAGACGTCGATTGCCGATTGGCTTAATCGAAGCGATCTAACGTCTGCTATTGCTGACTTTATTACGTTAGCCGAGGCCGAGTTCAACCGAACCGTTAGGGTTCGTCAAATGATTACGCGTGCCAACGCGACGATTGATAGCGAGTACACACAGTTGCCATCGGATTTTCTTGAAATGGAAAATCTGGTGCTATTGCTCACCACGCCAACCAAATTGGAGTACCTGAGCGATGAACAGGCTGATGACTACTTCACGCGTTATTTTTCGGCGGCTGGTACGCCGCGTTACTACACGATTGTTGGCGATACGTTTAAGGTTGTGCCATCGCCTGGGACGGATACGACGCAAGCGCAAATGACTTACTACAGCAAGATTGCGGCGCTATCTGACACCAACACATCAAATTGGTTGCTCACCAAGCATCCTGATCTTTATCTTTATGGCGCATTGCTTCAATCAGCGCCATATTTGCAAGACGATAACCGCATTGTTGTATGGAATTCCGCGTATGAGCGCGGTATTACCTCAATGAAGCTAGAGCAAGAACGCGCTAACTACAGCGGCACGACACCACGCGTTCGCGCCAAACCGATGGGATAACTCCATGGCTAATTCATTTTCAGATTACCTTGAAAACAAAGTGCTCGCGCATGTGTTTGGCGGGTCGGCCTACTCGGCTCCGGCAACCATTTATGTTGGTCTTTTTACTGCTGATCCTGGTGAATCAGGGTCAAGCAATGAAGTGTCTGGCAATGGTTATTTGCGTCAATCCATGGCGTTTACCGTTTCCGGGTCTGCCGCTGCAAATACATCAGCCGTTGAGTTTCCTACCGCATCAGGATCTTGGGGAACTATCACACATACGGCGCTTTACGACGCCAGCACTTCCGGCAATATGCTTGCCGTTGGTCAACTGACAGCATCCAAATCCATAGGAACCAATGATGTCTTTCGCTTCAACGCAGGCGATTTCGACATCACGCTTGACTGATGAACGGTTACGGCGCTGGCGTCTATGGCATTAACATCTACGGGCAGGCGTCATATCAAGACGCGTCCGTTGCTATTGCCGCACAAAGCGCTGTTAGCACTTCAGGGCAGCGTGTTGGCTTAGGCATAGCGGCAATTATTGCCGCTTCAACGGTACAAGTTGCCGGACAGCGCATTGGCTTAGGCATTACAAGCGTCACGGCGCAATCCACTTTAAGTGTTGCAGCAAGCCGCGTATCGCAAGGCGCTGTTGCGATTAGCGCAGCATCGGCAACCACGACCGTTGGAACACGCCTTGCGCAGGGCGCAGTAAGCGTTGGCGCGACATCGCAAGTTAGCGTGGCTGCTAACCGCATCGCATCGGGCTCTGTCGCTGTAAGCGCTACAAGTGCGCTCTTGGCCGCAGGCGGTGTGCGCCAATTGGCTCAAGCAGTGATTGCGGCTACTTCAGGCGTTAGCGCAACAGGCGTTGAGAAATGGGAGCCTGTACCAGGCCCAACTGATTCATGGTCAACCGTTACGGTTGATCCAACGTCATGGTCCGACCAATCAGACCCAAGTGACACATGGGTGCCGCAAACCGTTGTGGCGAGCGGTTATACCGTGCAAACCGTTCCATCAAAAACTTGGACGCCACAAGTTTCACCTTTTAGAGAGGCAGCATAATGGCTGATACCACGACAACGAATTTGCAACTGACCAAACCCGAAGTTGGCGCGTCAACTGATTCGTGGGGCGGAAAACTTAACACAAACTTAGATACGATTGACGCTATCTTTAGCGCTTCCGGCACAAGCGTTTCCATGAACGTTGGCAGCGGCAAGACGCTAACGCTTGGCGGGAATATGACCGGATCAGGCACCATCAACGGCGTGTCCATAGGACAGAGCGTTGCGGGTGCGGGATCGTTTACGACACTATCGTCATCAGGCAACACGACGTTCACTAACGCGCCCGTGCTGTCATCCTTAACCGCTTCTCAAGCCGTATTCACGACTGCGGGTAAGGCACTGACAAGCAACGCCATTACGGGTACGGGTAACGTGGTGATGTCGGCTTCACCGACGCTGACGGGAACGATAGCTGGCGCATCTTTACAATTATCATCATTAACATCAGGCCGTGTGACCTATGCAACCACCTCTGGTTTGCTCACTGACTCCGCCAACCTACTCTACTCCGGCACTGACCTGACCGTCTACGGCATCACCGTAGGCCGTGGCGCAGGCGCTGTGTCCACCAACACTGCGGTGGGTAATACAGCGCTGGCGGTAAATACAACAGGTTCTCGTAATACTGCTGTTGGCTATTTTGCGGCTCTATACACTACAGGTTCAAGTAACACTGCTGTTGGTATTTCTACTCTTGCTGGTTCAAGCGGCACTGCAACAGGAAGCGCTAACACCGCTATTGGTGATGCCGCCCTTACAGGCAACACCTCTGGCGCAAACAATACAGCCGTAGGCGTAAATGCCCTTAACGCCAACACCACTGCCAGCAACAACACTGCTGTTGGGTATCAGGCGGGGTACAGTAATACGACTGGGCCATCAAACACGTTTATTGGACAGATTTCAGGTTACACCAATACTACTGGCGAGAGTTTGACTTTTGTTGGCCGTGCCGCTGGTTATAACAATACAACAGGCATTGGAAATACATTTGTTGGGGGGAGGAGCGCAACTACATCAAATCTTGGCGCTGGTTATGCTGTTACAACAGGGTCTTACAACACGTTTATTGGTGGCTCGGCAGGCGGAGAAGTAACTACAGGTTCCAAAAACACCATCATCGGCGCATACAACGGCAACCAAGGTGGCCTCGACATCCGCACTGCCAGCAACTACATCGTGCTGTCGGATGGGGATGGGAATCCGAGACTTATTTCAAATGGTAGTGGCGAATTTGCAATGGGCGAAAACCCAGTAGCGGGTTATCGGCTTACGCTTAAAGGTTCAGATGCAACTGCATCTAATCACGTTTTATTTGCAAGAAATTCTGCCAGCACAAATTTGCTTGTTGTAAGGAATGATGGTTACTTTTCGACTGGAACTGCTACAAACTCGCCATATAACGCAACTACTGGTAGCGCAGCGAACGTTTTTGTTGATTCTGGCGGGCAATTGTTTCGCTCAACTTCTTCATTGAAATACAAGAAGAATGTTCAGGGTGCTGTGCACGGTCTTGCTGATGTATTAAAACTGCGAGCAGTTACTTACGAAGGCAAAGCAGAAGCCGATGCTGGTAAAACTTTTGGCGGTCTGATTGCCGAGGAAGTGCATGACGCAGGTTTGACCGAGTTTGTGCAATACGCTGAAGACGGAACACCTGATGCATTGGCATACGGAAACATGGTGTCCTTGTGCATCAAAGCCATTCAAGAGCTTAAATCCGAACTCGACTCGGTTAAAGCCGAACTTGCAACCCTGAAAGGAAACTGAAATGACCACATTCACCACCACCATTCAGTCGATGTACACCTTAGACACCCCTGATCCTGGATACGTTGTCAACGTGCTTTGGGAAGTACAAGGGGTAGACGGTCAATACACCGCATCCATCGGCGGCAATACGACATTCAACTCCGCTGACCAGCAAGGGCCATTCATACCCTATGCAAGCCTTACACCAGAGATTGTGCTTGGTTGGATTCCACAGAACCAGATTGACAGCGCACAGGCCTGTGTGCAGGGCCAGATCGACAGCTTGATTTCGCCTCCCGTTTCCCCGCAAAACACACCACTTCCTTGGGCAGCTTAAAGATGAAGTCATTTACGTTTACGCTTGATGCGCAGCACGCGCAAATGCTGATCAACATTGTTGGAAGTATGCCAACGCACTCTGGCGCATATCCACTTTTTGAATTGCTTAAAAGTCAAGCTGAATCGCAACTTCAAGAACATCAAGGTGAAGGGCATGACACCAACTGATAACGCAATGGCAAAGATTGAAACGCACGAAGCGGTTTGCGAAGAACGTTATGGGCAAATCAATGCAAGGCTTAAGCGATTGGAGATGGTGGTTATGACTACCGCCGGAACGATCATTGTTTTATTGCTTAACTTGGTATTGAAGATCAAGTAAATGATGACGCTCTTATCCACGCTCCTGTCATTCTTAGCAGGGGGCGTTCCCAAGTTGCTGGACCTTTGGCAGGACTCAAAGGATAAAGCGCATGAGTTGGAACTTGCCCGCATGCAAAATGAGCGTGAGCGTGAGTTAGCCGCCATGGGATTGCTAGCGCAACAACGCATCGAGGAAATACATACCGAGCAAGTTGCCATGCAAACCCAAGCCGAAGAAATGAAAGCGCTATACGCGCATGACGTTGCTATTGGCGAAGGAACAAGCCAGTGGGTCAAAAACGCCAGAGCGTTAGTGCGCCCAGTGCTTACCTATGGCATGTTCATGTTGTTAGTGTTTGTTGAGATTGGCGGATTCTGGTACGCCTGGACAACAAACGTTCCATTCGATCTGATGCTGGATCAGCTATGGGATGATGACACGCAGCAAATTTGGGCGGCGATTGTAGCGTTTCACTTTGGAAGCCGAGCCTTTGCCAAATGATCAGCGAACACGCACTCAAGATGATCAAGCATCACGAAGGTGTGCGCGTGCGCCCTTATCGTTGTCCGGCTTTGCTTTGGACCGTTGGCGTGGGACATGTCATTGATCCAAGCCACATCAATGTCAAAATCGAAGAGCGTAAAGCCTTACCCATTCCGCAAGGTTGGGACCGCACGTTGTCTATGGCGGAGGTTGATGAGATTCTTACAAAGGACTTACAACGCTTTAAGGCTGGCGTATCACGATTATGTCCTGTTGGTCTTACTCAGCCTCGCCTTGATGCACTCATCAGCTTTTCGTTCAATGTTGGGTTAGGCAACTTGCAGCGCTCAACACTTAGGATGCGCCATAATCGTGGCGACTATACGGGAGCGGCGCAAGCGTTTAGAATGTGGACAAAAGCAGGCGGGAAAGAGTTGCCGGGGCTGGTCAAACGCCGCCGTGATGAAATGGCCCTTTACATGAGCAACTGACATGCCACTCGTTCCCATCAAACTTCCGCCTGGTGTATACCGAAACGGTACAGAGTATCAATCGCAAGGGCGATGGTATGACGCCAACCTTGTTCGCTGGTTTGAAGGAACGCTTCGCCCTATGGGCGGATGGCGTAAGTGGTCAAACAACCAAGTGAGCGGCGTTCCGCGTGGCATGTATGCGTGGCGCGATAACTCATCCAATGTTTGGTTAGCCGTTGGATCAGCATCAAAACTTTATGTTTACCAGGGTGATGGCGATTACGCAGACATTACGCCAACTGGTTTTAGCGCCGGACGGACTAATGCAACAGGCTCTACGGGTTTTGGAAACGGTGATTATGGCGAACAGGCCTACGGCGTTGCACGCATTCCCGCGAGCAATTCTGGCGTGCTTCCTGCCACCACATGGTCGATGGATAACTGGGGGCAATACCTTGTAGCGTGCTCCGATTACGACGGAAAGCTGTACGAGTGGCAACTTGATTTTGCAACGCCAACTGATGCTGCAGCGATCACGAATGCGCCAACCGGATGCAAAGGGTTGGTGGTAACCGACGAGCGTTTTTTGTTTGCGCTTGGCGCTGGCGGCGATCCGCGCAAAGTTGCTTGGTCGGATCAAGAAGACAACACAACATGGACTGCTGCCGCCAACAACCAAGCCGGTGATTTTATTCTTTCAACGCCAGGGTCCATTGTCTGCGCAAGGCGTGTTCGTGGCGGTGTCTTAATTCTCACCGATGTTGACGGACACTTTGCGCAGTACCAGGGGCCGCCGTATGTTTATGGATTCGAGAAAGTTGGTACGGGCTGCGGCGCTGTAGGCGTTCTTGGTATTGCCGCTGCGGATACGTTTGCGGCATGGATGGGGTCATCAGGGTTTTGGCTTTTTGATGGTTACATCAAACCATTGGCGTCCGACGTATCCGACTATGTGTTCAAGAACATCAACAGAAATCAAATCAGCAAAGTAAGCGCGGTTCATAACTCACGTTTTGCAGAGATTGTTTGGTTTTACCCATCGTCCGAAAGCAACGAAATAGACTCTTATGTTGTTTGGAATTATCGGGAAAATCACTGGACGATTGGTTCGCTAGCGCGAAGCGTTGGCACCGGGCAAGGTGTGTTTACATCGCCATTGATGGCGTCGGTCGATGGTTACGTTTATGAGCATGAAGCCGGTTGGAATTATGACGGCGCGGTGCCTTACGCTGAATCCGGCCCCTATCAAATAGGTATGGGCGACAACGTTATGATTGCCGATCGTCTAGTGCCTGATGATTTAACGCTTGGCGATGTCACGGCAACATTCAAGTCGCGCTATTACCCAACATCCATTGAGACAACGCACGGTCCTTACAATCTCGCCAACCCAACATCGGTTCGTTTGCAGGGTAAGCAGATTAAGGTTCGCGTAACGGGCAACAACAATACCGATTGGCGGGTTGGCATTATGCGATTTAACGCCAAACAAGGCGGTATGCGATGAAACTGCCAAGACCGTCGCCAAAGTATGATCAAGTTGAAGAGTTGACTTTTCGCCGTTCGCTTGAACTGGCCGACGCTTTGAACCGTAAGAAGAACGCCAATATCGAACTAGGGCAGGATGAATTGCTAATCATTCGCTCGCCAAACGGATCAAGGTTTTACTTAGCCGTTTCTGATCTTGGCGTCCTTAGCGCAACAAGTATGTGAGGAAAAATTATGGCTATTCCAGCATTACCATCGAACTGGGGAGTACCAGGCGGCCCTTATTACGAAGCGCAAGATAAGGTTAATTGGTTCAAAGCCAATGGCGTAACCACTTATGATTTGCTTCAAGCTGGTTGGATTGCGCCTGATGAGACATGGTGGTTTGAGCAAAGAGGTATGGGATCTGGAGAACCTCCAGAGCAACCGGTTGCGAGACAGCCAGATCCAGCCAGAGGACCTGAACCGGCTCCGGTTGTTATGGTTGAGCCAGAGGGATTGCTTTATGAGCCTGAACCCGTTTATGTTGCTCCGCAACAGAGTACAGGGTTGATTGATGACGAACAGCCTAGAACACCGCCAAGGCAAACCATTCAAGCAGAACCTGAACCCGCTCAAACAAGAACGCAGCCAGCGCAAGAGCCTTCAACCATTCTTAATCCGTTTGGCAAGTATTCGTGGAATACCGGGTCATCGTTGGGGACAAAACAGACGCTTGTCCGCCAAATGCTTGCCGATGGTTATAGCGTTCAACAGATTAGAGATGAAATAACACGGCTTGAGCCTGATCAAACTGCACTTACCGAATCAAACTTCGAGTTGCTCGGATTACCAAAGCCGGTTGCAGCGGCACCAGTAACACCAGCAACCATTGATCGTGGCGCAACCATAAGAACGCAACAAGATTCAACGGGATCGGTTGTTCCTACTGCAACGCCTGTAGCAACGCCTGCGGCATCTACAGCGCCGCAATCGTCAACAATTCTTAATCCGTTTGGTCGATACACTTGGGATCGCGCTGGATCGCTGCAAAGCAAGCAGCAACTTGTTCAGCAAATGCTTTTTGATGGATTTACGCCGCAACAAATAAGAAATGAAATTGCCCGTCTTGATCCAGCGCCTGTTACTGAAGCGCAGTACGGTTTGCTTGGGCTTACGCTTCCGGCGGCACCGCCAACAGCAACGCCTGCAACACAACCCCAACAACCTCAACAACCCCAGCAACCTCAACCATCAAGGACAGTGCAGATATTTGGACTTGATTGGAACCGCGATGCGTCACTTGAAACCAAGCGTGGTTATGTGCAGCAATTGCTTGCTAGCGGTTATTCACCAGCACAAATCCGCAGCGAAATAGTACGTCTTGATCCAACGCCCGTTGAGGCCACATCTTTTGAGCAACTCGGCATAC